GTGTAATCATTGGATTGGAGCGTCAGGATATAATTGAACAGCGCCTGATTTCTTCCGTCTCCGGCTTCCATCTGCAAGAACTCCATCTTTCCGCTCACTGGCCTGAGCCACTTCGGGAGAACTGGATCTGCATCCATCGACGTGTCATATAAAACTTTGCGCTCTTTGTCCTGATATTTCAGCACTTCATAAGAATTACGTGTTCCAAGTTTTATGTCTGCGATGATACCGATCGCTGTTCTTGTGCCGGTCTTATTTGTCTCTACTCCATTATTTCTGAACAGGAAATGCTTCCCTCTCGTAGTCTCGTATACGCGACAGCATACCTTGTTCTTTTTGACTATCTTGAACAGGATATCACTCTGTTCTGCGTCATCTATGTCTACGAGAATGGTGTCGTTCGCGAGTATTCCAGCGAACTCCGGGAGCTTCTCTACCTGCTCATAAGTTTTGAAATCTTTGCGGCCTTTGAACTTCTCGATGCACTTCTTGCCGCGAGTCTCAACATAGCCTTTGAAAAATTCCATACAGTTACCACTCCAATTCTCTGAGATATTCGATGTGATCATTGAGCTTCTGATTCTTCTTCAGGAGCTTCTCACCTTTTTCCATAGCTTCCCTCGAAACAGCCCGGTAATGTTTAACCTTTTCCATCATTTCCTTAAACTCCTTATCTGTCACCCTGCGGCCATTTACGTGGAACGGCTTTTTGGCAAACGCTTCTTCCTCAGCTGCGTGCGTTCTGTAATCGCTGTAGATCTTAGCCTGAGCGCGAGCTTCATCATCGTTATCCATTATCATTTCCGTAAATGTGTGGATGAGATAGTCTCTCAGTTCAGCACGATTGTCATCTTTTGCGAGCAGCTTACTCACGAACTTTTTGAAGCGTGCCTTGGTCATCGGAAAACAATAATATACCTCGAATTGAGCGGAACCGTTCGGCCATTTTATGTATAAAACTTCATTCATCAGATCAGTTCGCATCCGAAGTCCTCCAATCTCTTTTTAGTCAGTTTTATGTACCAGTCTTTATCAAGGAACTCAGGGCATTTCACACCATGCACGTCATCATTGTAGATGAAGCAGTGCTCAGGGCTGTTCTGGAGCTTCTCAGCTCGACCTGTTTCCTTTTTGACCTTTTTCACACCCGGATCATCGTCCTTTTTGGATGCGAAGATCCTGATACACTTCTCATTGAGTTTTTTATCGCCATATAAGATGTGTGAATACTTACTCGATATCTTAGATACGAGCTGGAACTCCCTGAGCTCATCACACCCTCTTATAGTCTCCTCAACCGGGATGCCATCGATCATGTACGCCTTCATAGCCTTATTGATAATAGGCAGGTCATAATCAAGATCAGACAGGTTTTTCAGATATGCACCTTTACATTTTATCTCCCCGGTCTCGCGGTCTATGATGAGATAGTTGTTGACATCCTTCTGATAGATCTCACCCATGAATGTGTCAAACTCCATCGCCATTCCTGTCCTCTGCTCCCAGTCGTAGACGATATCATCTACCGTATCAAAGTCACGCTCATAGTCGCGTAATTCAATTAAAATACCATCCGTATTATTCTGGATGAGTCGTTTGATGTGTGGCTCCAGATGTTCTATCAGATCAAGGAGCATCATCTGTCCGTTCACACATATCGTGTTGTTGCTCATCGGATCATACAGTGCGCTCGATTGTTGTTTCATCTGTCCTGAGATAGCGTTATCCATGATCTTAAACGGAAGTCGTGCCTTTTTGTCACCCTTCTTCTTAAACTCGAGATTTGAGTGATGGATATACAGGAAATTATCCCAATCATCCATAACGCGCTTACCGATGCCATATTGCTCCTGAAGTGATGGATAGTACGCTGCCACGTCAATCATGATGAACGTACCAATCGCGTGGAACTTCGGGATCGCACCATGACCGCCGCCCCAAGAGTAGATGTGCGGAACACCCATGACCATGACTTCCTGCTTCTTCTGATAATCGTGGTTTTCAGGCTTTTTGTACCATTCAGCGATGTGTCTGTACTTCCACAGCTTGATACAGTCAAATATTGGAAAGTCAAACTCATCATTAAACGATTGGCCTTTTCTGTTGCCGCCAAGTATCTTTGCAGCAAGCTGGGCTTTAGTCTTATTGATGTCATCCATCGGAAGATTAAAGTGAAGGATGAAATAGATCATGGTGTCAAATTCTTCCTTACGCTTCATGAACACCTCAGCTGTCTGAAGAACATCATGAGTGCAATACTTAAATGTTTGATGTATCTCCTCATCCGTGAGAGCTCTGTCAATATCGAACGGAACATCTGTCTCTTTGATGTTATTTCCCATGAAGCCCTCAAACGATTTCAGGCCTCGGTCAGTCCCAAGCATCACGTCATAATTCCACAGTTGATAATCTCTGAACACTCCTGAATACTTCCAACCCGGTTCTCCCTTAATGATGATAAAATCATTGATGTCTTTGGGATCCATGCCGGCAAGGATGCCTTTAAGGATGTACTGGTCATAGTGGCGTGAGTTAAACCCAACCCAGATATCATTGACGTGCGCTTCGTAAAAATCACGAAGCGCGTCAACGTCATTATGTATCTTGGTGATCCGATGCTCATCCATGTTAGCCACCACGACCATCCAATCCTTTTTGAAAACCTCAAAATCGTATATGAGCAGACTCATGGGAATTACTCCTTATCAAAAATGTCCTTGACCTCATAACTGTCGTAACCCTTGTTGGTCTTGTAATACTTCACAGCATACTCAAATCTGTCTGAAATATACTCGAACACATCCATCACAAGATCGGCGTACTGTGAATATCCACCATCTTCGGTGAACTCAATATCCATGTCATCGTCAGGAAGTAACGACCTCATGAACTCGTTCGCGATGTGGATCTGGAATCCCTCTGTGATGACCTGATTCATAAACATAAGCTGACCTTTATACTCACCATTCAGGATCTTCATCCAGCAAGAGAACATCGGGCGCTCGGGTTTTGTCTTGGTCATTGTGAGCTCCATCTTGTTGATCTCAACCTCATATTCACCAACAGGAACATCCTTATAGTCACGGTTTCCTCCGTTATCCTTAGCGGCTTCGACATCCTTGGAAAGCCCTCCAAGGTCAACCGTTTTGTCGAATTTTGCGAAAATGTTTTCTGCACTCATAATTATTCCTCCTCGTCTGTAGTGCGTGTACGTCTTGTACGTCTGCGCGGTCTCTCAGTTTCCTGCTCACGCTCAGCCATGGCTTCTGCGCGGTCTCTTGATTCATCCTCGATGAGCTCCGCTTCAACCTCAGCGGCCATCTCCTTGGCTTCCTCACTGTCAAAATCAACCTTGTTCGGGAGCTCCTCTTTTTTCGTTGCTCTCGTTCTCGTCTTTTTGGCAGCGGCTTCTGTTGCTGTCTTGTAAACATCAAACAGCTCATCGACTTCCAGCGGGATTTCAGTGCGGTCAACTTTCAAACGGCCACCACCGAATACAACCTCATCACTCTTGAACGTGAATGACCTCTTTCCATCCTCTGAGACGATGCGAGCGACCATATCGACCATACCAGCGACTTTGAGAGCCACCTTGTCGGGGATGTTCGGCTTGATTGATGTTACCTTATCACCAGAGCGCTTTGTGATGTCCTTGGTGCTGTCCTCATGACTGATCAGGATGATGTTCTCATAATCAAGGTTCATGAGCCTTTTTAATGTGGTCAAGAACTCTGTTCTTACTTTGTCCCATGCCTTAAAGCTGTCATCCGATTCGTGCGTGATACCCATCTCGTTATACATATATAAACGACAGTGGGTATACAGATCTTCGAGCAGGTCAACGACGATAGTCTTGAATGTGTTGTCCTTCTTTTCCAGCTCTGAGATCACTTCCTTGAACATCTCCCATGCGTATGTTCTTGTAGTGATGCGGCCTTCTGATTTGACCTCATCCTTGATGAATACCACCGGCGCATCCACGAACTTCGTATTTCCGTCCGTGTTCAGCATCAGCGGATCCGGGAAAGAGTTAGCCAATGTGGTCTTGCCAGAGAATGGCTGTCCATACCACCACATTGTTCTCTTGGGAGCGTCAGAGATCTTCCGGCGCTCGTTTTTGGGTAAAACAAACATATCGATTCCTCCTTTTTCCGTGTGTGTTTTATATTGATCGCAGAGTGCTCTGTACTCGCAAAAATAACAATATTCATTGTCTTTTGGCTCGAACTTTGTGCACTCCTGCGCTCTTTTTATGTTTAGCAGTGACTTGATGATCTTGTTGGGATCATATTCTACTTTCATGAGATTTACAGGCGCGAGCGTCAGCTCTTTTCTTATCCTGTCCCGGTAAACTTCCAAAGTCTCTGTGGCTTTTCTCTTAACCCCGGTCTTTGGTATTATCAAGAAATACAGATTTCTGATGTGCTTACGTGGGAAGCATTTTTCAAAAAAGTATTTATACAGATGCAGCTGAGCTGAATATCTGTATGACTCACATTTTGTCGTATACTTGAAGTCGTATATGTCATACGTGTCTTTACCGACCGGCACCAAATAATCAAT